GTGATATCTCCTGTGACATCTCCTGTTAAGTCTCCTGTGACATCTCCTGTAAGATTACCTGTAACGTTACCTGTAAGATTACCTGTAACATTACCTGTAAGTGGCCCTGATAAAGCTGTCGCAGTAAGTGTTCCTCTTACTGTCCCTCCTGAAGGTGTATCAACTACATTTGAGTTTACCTGAATCGCATTTCCCATGTAACCATGAGAAGAACATTGATAATGTAAAACTGTTGGTGTTGTATCTGTGACTTCTAAATCAACATAACCAGATCCTACAGTAACTCCTGTTGTATATGCAGTTGCCTTTGCAGCGTCATAGTAAAATCTAAACGGATGACTACCAGCAACTGATCCAGAAAAACGATATGTTCTGCCAGGTGTAAGTGTCAAAAATGGAGACTCTACATTATCTAAAACATATCCATTAGAACTTCCAGTTCCATAATATCTGTGTGCGGTTGTTTTAGTGGCAACTGCAACCGTGATTGTCGTGGTTGATCCATACGGAGCAATCAGATGACTGTATCCTGAGAACTGTGCAGCAGTGATGATACCAGTTGTGTTGACACTATCATTAGCACCAACACCACCACCGCCACCACTGGCATCTGCACCTACAAACTTACCACTTGATGATTCATATTTTAGAAACTTACCATCTACCTTTGCAGTATCCTCATCAACATCATCAAGTTTTAGAAGATTGACCTCACCAGATCCTGGCCCGTGTGCAAGAACTTTGTATAATATATCCCTCACTTGTTTGATCTCTGCCTTGAGATTATCTACACTCGTCTCATCTGAATTTTCAATCTCTTCTTTTAAATTTGTTTCTTCAATAAATTTAATTGCTTTCGCAACCGTGTCACTAATCTCTGGTGTTTTAATTGGTTCTGGTTTAATAATATCAACAACTTCAAATGATGGATTATCATCAGCGTCTTCTATCTCTAATGTTGATACATCAAAGTCTTCAGGCACTCCAACAGTCACTGCTGGTTCTGTAATATCTTTAACTTCTTTTGGATTTTCAATTACATCTATTATAGAATCTAATTGTTCGATTAATTTTTCTTCTTTCTTCTTTTGTTTCTTAATGTTTACTTTTGCTTCCTTAATACCAGTGACGACAGAAGAAGTTAAGACATCGAGATTGATGTCTGCCTCCTTGAGAAGATTATCAAACTCCTCTTTCTTTTCTTTCTTGGCCTTTCCGAGAAGACTAAAAAATTCTGATAGTTCTGGAGATTTCATTTATCATCTTTATTTTGATTCTTAATTAACTTTGATAACTCCGCTGTTGAACCTACGAATAATGCATTTGTCACGTTAGTAGGGCCTTTATTTGGATCTTGTTCAAGATCCTTCATTTTTTGTTGCAAGTCAATAAGTTTGTCTGTTGTATCTGCAACTGCTTTGATTGTAGTCGCAGCAACTTCATATGCTCTTGCAGAATCTGATTCTTGTGCTAATTCTAATATACCATTCACTGCTTCTTGTCCCTTTTCAACTAATGAATATAAATTTGCACGACTATACTCATAATCCTTTTCAGAATCATTTTGATCACTCTTTTTAAGTTGATTCTTTCGAGGTTCAATCTTATCGTTTTCAACGACCTCGGTATCAACGTTAAGTGCTTCCTCGATTGAATCAAAATTTTTCATAATTCTCCTAGATGTCTATACCTTGAGATGGACTAGATGTTTTACCATCAGCAAAGAATGATGTCATTTCATCAAATCCAAAGTCATCACCAAACTCAATAGCTGCATTATCGACTGCACTAAGAACACCGATCTTAGCGTTATGTTCGTGTTTAGCAGCGATTGTATTATCGTGACCACGGAACACAGTTACGTTTTGACCACTGATACTTCTGATAAGCATGATCTCAGTATCAATAATAATTCGATCATTCGCACTTAAGTCAGTGGTTGCACTAACCTTGAAGGTTGTAACCTTATCAGAGATTGCACCATCAACAACTGTTGCCTGATCGTCATCATAATTTTTCTTCGCAGTTGGTGTTGCGCTATATCGAATATTACGTTTTGCAGTTTTAAAGTTTTCACTAGCATAGTAATCAACATCAACTTTCTTGATAAGACCCTCTGGATTATCTGCAACAGGGCCAAAGAGGTAAGTTTTTGCAGTGAATGATAATGTATAAATTAATATTCTACGAGAATCAAATCCACCCTCGTATTGATCACTATAATTAATACTTTCTAAAACTATTGGAATATCTTTCTTCTCACCAATTGAACTAATTAAATTTACTGTGATATTGAATGATGGTTGAAAGTAAGGAATTATTTGTTCTAATATCTGCAATGCGTCATCACTCAACTTAGACATAATGCTAAGTTCAAATCCAACATTATATGGAACAGGCATATAAACTTTCTTTGCGTTTGTTCCATTTCGTGTAAGAAACGTTTGTGCGATTCCAGTCTTACGAGTTGGATCATACTGTAATCCCTGCATCTCGAAAGATATTCTAGGAAGAGTTATTGCTGTCTCTCTGTCTAAATCTGGTTGTTGTTGAATTCTTGCCAAAAATTTCTGCATTGGGCCATAAGCCAAAGGCACTTTCAAGACACTAAAATTTGTCCCACTCGCATCCTTATGTCGAATGTTAATATTATTAAAGAGAGTTCCGAAACCGATAACTGTCTTTCTTAATATTTCATGATAGAAGTAAGTCCCTAACATATCACTATTTTTTAACTATTTAGAATGTCCCGAAAGGATTGCCCTCAGAGAAGTCTAAAATTGCATCAGCCTCAGTCTCAAAGTCTGCATTATCATTGTATTGATCTGCCTTATATTGTGAGTTTGGATAGTCATTTGGTGTGTCATAATCTATAGATTCAATTACATATTCTGCACCAGATTCTAAACCTTTAATCTTCTCGCCAACTTGGAATTGCATTGCAGTAAGCATACTGACATCAAGAGTTCTAGACCCTGCATCCCATACTTTAACTCTTGCAGTTTCAGCAGAACTTGAGGAAACTTGAACTGTTTCGTTGAAGATATAATCACCATCTCCGATAGTTGTTGCAGCACCAATTGTAATTGTTGGTGCAATGGTATATCCAGCACCAGCATTACTAATTCTAATTGATCTAATTGTTCCACCAACCATAACTGCTTCAGCAGTCGCATCTGTTCCTCCAGATGGTGCGGTAGTAATTGCAACATTTGGTGTCGTGGTGTAACCTGATCCACCAGATGTAATTGTAACGATACCTACAGAACCTAGAGAAGTGATGCCAGCGGTTGCTATACCAGCGCCTGGCACGGTTACAGTAGGTATTCCGATATATCCACTGCCAGGATTAATTAAAAGAATTCTATCAATAGATTTTGCAGTTCCGATACCAGATCTTGATGTCATGATTGCAACAGCAGTTGCATCTACGCCAGGTGATGTGCTAATTGAAACAGTGGGTGCAGCGACATATCCGTATCCATCATTTTGTAAGAATATCTGTTGAACAGCACCAAAGTTAAGAGTTGTATTTGCAGTTGCAAGACTACCAATACCAGATAAAACTAACCTTGCAATGTAACCTTCTGTTTGAACAACCTCATCAATCGCATTGACATTTGTATCAATGACTTCATCCTCATATTCAAATAGTTCACACTGTAGTTGATAAACGTAATTTTTTTGTAATTGATAGAATGGTCTCTCATGTTCTACAAACTTGATCTCAAACATTCTTTTTCCTAAAGGAAAGAATATTAAATCACCTTCCTTTGGACGATTTGATAAGGTGTAATCATCATCTTGTTCTAAAAATGGTGCAACCGCCTCTTCAAATCTTTCTTTTGATATTACAAATGTTGCCTCATCAGTCACTCTAACACCAAATTTTGTAAGTATATCTCCTGATCCAGCATATCCGTCGATATTCATTAGATATGCCTCAAGAGGAAATGCCTGATCAAATCGAGACTCAGTTACTTCCTTCATAATTGTTCTAGAGGTAACTAACTTACGAGGAATGTAATGACACTCGATGCCATACATCCTTAGTTGTTCATTAACTAAGTCTTGAACTAAACCTTGCTCTCCTTTAGAGCCTTGTAGAAAAAACGGATTTAACATTATCCAATCATATCAAGTGGAGGCATTTCGTAATCACTGGCCATCTTCGCTCTGATTTCTGCAAGTTCTCTCTCTCCATCATCATATATTTGACGACCATTTAGTTGAATACCGCCAGGTAATTGAACCCCTTGGAATTTTATTAAGTTTTGACCCCATTGTCTTTTACATAATGCTGTAAAATATCTCTTTAAGAATGGATCATTATAGACTCTTGTAAAATCATCTGGATCTAAGATGCGGAAACAATCAATCACAAAGTAGTCGTCTACGTTTACTGCAGCTGCCCAATCAACATCAATATAGAGACGATCTTGACGAATATTAAATCTGTATCTTACATCTGGATTTAATAAAAATGTAATATCTTCAAGTTTAGTCTGAACCATTGAATATTGAAGAAG